TGCTATCCGTGAACAGCTTAAGGCTTACCTCACAGGTCGTAAAGCCAATGGTCCTGCCGTTGTAGACCTCGTTGTCTCTCAGATTCAGATAGGGGAGAAACCCAACCTTGCCGAGCTGAAGGTAATGGTCGAGCGTGACTACGAGGCTAATTACAAGAAGTTCTACGGCGAGGGTGCTCCTGCCTTTGGCGGCAACGGCAACGGTGGAGCTGGCGGTGGAGGTGACACTTCATTCGTCAAGGAGCGTATCAATGCCTTGAAGAAGGAGGCGGAAGAGAACTCCAACTATCAGGCAGAGCTGGAGAAACAGTTCCAGTAATGTCGTAACACAAAGAAAACGAGACAGTTAACAATTTTAATTCACTAAAAATTCTTGTAAAATGAGAACAGGAACACTTAACAATTACGTGCAGTGGAGCAAGAATTGGGGTGGCGTTCGCAAGTGCTACGAGGCAAAGCCAACACTGCTTGTCGGTGGTTTCAGCATTGACCTCAAGGCTATGCCAGACTATCCTAACGTAATGCCTGCCGGAACTCCCGTCTTCGTTGACGAGACTGCAGGTGTGCGTTCTATCGCTCCTCTCTACACTTTCAAGGTGAAGTCAGTTGATTCAGCAGCTAACAAGATCACCGTAGAGAAGTTTGAGACTGGTTCAGTTGCCAAGGTGGGCATGAAGCTCATCGTTGTAGGCGATGACCTGAGTACAGCAGCAGCTAACGTTGCTACCATCTCTGCTATCGATTCATCTGCATCAGACAAGGACGTGCTGACAGTTGACGCTGTAACAGGTATCACTGAGGGCGCAGTACTCGCAGAGGCAGGTGCTGACAAGAAGGTAAAGGTTGTGCCCAACGCACTGACCTATTGTGACAATCAGATTGCGGACCGCGATGCTTACGCAATGGACGTTGATGCATGTTGGAACTGCATCGACAAGCCAGTCCTTGAGCGTCGTATGCCACCTATCACAGCCAGCATCAAGGCTGCTCTTCGTGACGCAGGTTGCTTCTTCCGCTTCTCAAACCGTAAGTAATAGGAGGATTAGACTATGAGAGAAATGAATCTTTATGGTATCAGTGGTCTTCATGAGTATGTTGACGCTGAGAACTTCGGCCTGATTCTTGACAATGCCAACGCAAAGTACAACCGTGCTTTGTGGCGTAACTACGCTGCATGGGGTCAGCCGACAAACGAGAGAGAGTGGAAGCAGGGTGTTAAGAAACAGCCAATCCTTGTACGTGCTTCTGTCATCGGTACACAGAGTGAGAAGCCACAGCGTGCAACTCAGGGCTGGAGCATCTACGGTGGAACACTGCCGCAGATTGGTCACGGATTCTCTATCACACAGGATGACATGATTGAGCTTCGTCGTGTATCTAAGCTCAACGACATGACATTCGGAGAGTCAATGGTTGACTGCTTCATCCAGAACTCAAGCAACATGCTTGGCGGTATCCACAACGAGCTTACCTACATGACCCTTCAGGCTATGTCTACAGGTGAGATTCACGATGTTGCCGTTGACGGTTACAAGTATGACTTCAAGTTCCAGATTCCTGACGAGAACTTCGTTGCTCCCGACGCAGGTAAGAACTGGTTCAATGCAGACGGTACTCCAAACACGGATGCAGACCCAATCGACGACTTCCTGAAGTTCCAGGAGTACTACACACGTACACTGAACCTCGGTGTTGACCACTGGAAGCTCTCTAAGGCTCTGCTTGACAAGATTCTGCTTCACCCAGCAGTGAAGACAGCCTATCTCGCAAGCAAGTACGGCAACAACTTCATGAACATCAGCATCAGCGACGGTTCTACTACCATCAACCACGATCCTCGCATCAAGGTTGTACGTACAGAGATTCTGAACTGGATGCATCAGGAGTTGCAGATCTGGCCATTCGACGTTATCGACTGGAAGTCTCGCCACGAGGAAGACGGAAAGCCTGTTAACGATGACCCAGCATTCGACATCCACAACATGGCAGCTGTAAGTCGCAGCTATCGTCCATTCGAGATGAAGTGCATGAACTCTATCCTGAAGGACCGTGCTGCTGCAGGTGCTCACAACGACAGCGTTCGCACATCGTTCGTTGAGGGTCGTATCGCCGTTCAGAACGTATGGCAGGACCGCCCAATGGAGAACATCATTGACTGCGAGCTGTTCGCTGCTCCAGTATTCAACAATGTTCGTGACTACGGTATCGCAACCGTTTGGAGCGAATAATCTCTAAAGTGAATTGACATGGCAGAAAGCAGTGCAAAAATGGTTCTGACGGTCAAGGAATATCTGACTGGTGCTGTTGGTAACGTCCCCGTTTCCGACAGTACCATTAAGATGTGCCTTTTCAAAGCAGACGCTCTGACGTATATGACGGAGGAAGGTGAGGAGAATACTCAGTATGACACCGACATTAATCTGTTGAGCCAGCGTCAGCAGGACTTGGTACTTGCATGGCTCTATGCTACTGTGGCTGGATATACCTCTCAGGCCCAGAACGTTTCCGACAGGGATGCCGACTGGGAACATTCCGAGGGTAGCTACAGGATGTCCGCATCCGTTTTGAAAGATTACCTGGCCAAAGCCAATAAGATTTTCGAGGAATACGGCTTAGAGACAATAAGCACACAGCATTGGGGATTTGTTGGTCATGGATTCTGTTATCCGCGTAAAAAATTGTAAGTGATGGCTGTCAACAATCCGAGATTTCCGCACACCTGTAAGATTGTCCGTCCGTTGGATGAAGACCCGATGGTGGATGAGAGTGAGGAGAGCGTTATCTATGAAGGGACTTGCAGGGCCTACGACAAGAACACCACTTCAGACAAGGGAGATGTCCTGAACTCGTTTCGGGGTCTCGCCTTGCCCATTGATAGGGAAGGGTGGATTGCTCTTGGCACTGTACCCAGAGAAGGTGACACGGTTATTGTGGACAGAGGCACGCACAAGGAATACGGAAGGGTAGTAGACGTTAATGCAGGTAACTTCGGTGGTACGCATTTAGTTTGGAAGTATGGCAGACAATAACATCAAGATAGTGAACAAGGCTTTCAAGGGATATGCCGAACACATCGACAAGGTGACTTACAATGCCTTGGACAAGTGGTGTGTAGACATTCTGAGAAATGCCTGTCGCTTTCGTATGAACCAAGTTGGCGGTCATAACTTCACGGGAAACCTTATCAACTCTATCTGCGTATTGCTCTATCGGAAATCCAGAGGTACTGTCACCTCTTACTTTGCCTATGACAAGGCAGGACTGAAGCTTCCTATCCGTAGGGAGCTGTCTGGTCTGAACAGTCGAGGCAAGCAGAGAAAGAACAGAATCTTCTTCCGTCCTGGCAGTCGATTCGGTGACAGGGACTGGATGGATCAGTGGTCAAGCCTCAAGCCTGACACGCTGATTGGTACCGATGAGAGCTGGGGTCAGAACGATGCACAGAGATTTGCAGCCTCTTGGATTCCAAGTACTCCAGACTGCGATTTCGTCATCTGTGTAGCCTATACCTCTGAGTATGCGAGCTTCGTAGAACACGAGCGTCATACCACAGGTATTCTCGAGACTGAAAGCTATGTAGGACACTCTGCAATCGAATGGGTAGGACTTAAGCAAGCAGCATAACAAATGGCAAAGAAATCAACGATATCCCTAATGTACGATGACCTCGTTAATGCCGTTGACGGTATTGTCGAGAGAAAGCTCATCTTTACGGGTGGCAGACCTGACATCAAGGAAGCCGACCTTGAGAAGATGAAGAAATACATTGTCATTGAGCTGCCCGTCGGTATTTCCGACATTGCTGTTGGTAAGAGCAAGTTTATGCTCACTACCACAGGAGTCTTCTTTCTCGTTTCGCAGGCAAAGAAAAACAGGACGTTCAACGTTAATACGCTGTCGGACTTCGTGGAAGAGGTGACAGACAAGTTCCCTATAAGCGGAGAATGTATCACGGCAGTCAATCCTGTTGTCCGCATGACAGGCACGGATGAGTTCGGTTATCAGATAGCCACAGTCACATTCGACGTTCATACAAAATAGTTATTAACACTCTAATATTCAAGGAATTATGGCAAACATTGCAGCAAAGAACACTAATAAGTTCGTAGGCATCAGTGCATTGCACGTTGTAAAGGGCGGCTTCGGTGCTGCCTTCGCACTCCCCGATGGTTCAACTCTGGAGGAGATTCCAGTAGCTGAGGATGGCGGTTTCACCTACACTGGTGGCGAGCCTTCTATCGAGCACTACAAGATCCACGGTCTGACAGCCGACTGGACGAGTCGTACAACCCCAGGTGAGACATCTGTCAACCTGTTTATCCCTTCTATCACGAAGGCTCTGCTGGAGCTGTTCGGTTTTACTGTAACAGCCATTTCTGGCACAGGTCAGACTGCAGCAGGAATGAGCGTATCAAGCGGATTCACATTCGCAGAGAGTTCACTCGCAGTTACTCTCGGTATCGCTGCTATCAACGACGAGGGTACAAAGCTCTTCGGTATCAAAGCCGCAAAGCTGTCTGCTACCATCGTATTCGACGAGGCTAACAGCGCAAAGCCAATCGGTATCTCACTGACAGGTTCTACATCTGCTGGTGGCGACGCTGACGCTATGGGTATCTTCGAGCTTGGGGAGTAATCAGGATTTTCCATTCTAACCAAGAAGGGCGGTGGCGG